CGTTAATTCGTTTAATTCGTTGGCGCTAGCTTTTACTTGCAAAGGAAAAGATGATAGTTCTTTACATCCAATAAGTTCTTTAAAGGTATCAAACTCAATTGGTTTTCCGTCAGTTAATACCTCAACGGGTAATGGGGGTGTTTCTTTAAAATTAAAAGTGCCGGGTATGCGCAGTATGCGAGCAGCTTCAAACACCGCTCCATCGACACGCAATTTATGAGTCTTGCAAAGTTGGTGTAATCGACCGACTACGGGTTCCCATTCTTGCCTAGTTACAGAAGAAACAAGAGGCCAGTAAACATGAAGCCCCCTACCAGAATTAACAATTAGTGGTTGTGGTAAACCGACAATCTTACAAAACCGTTCTAGTTCTTCTAGTCCAGTTTCTTGGTCAACGTATCCCTGACCCTTCTTATCCTTATCAACACCACAATCAATATCTAACCAAAAAGATTTAAGAGCTAATACGTTATCTTTAACTCTACCTTCTGTACCCAATTCAAATTTAGCGCAACCAAAAAACACATTGCGACCGTCTTGTACATACTCTTGGGATATTTTGTTTAATTCTTCTCTTGTCTGTACTAGTCTTTGCTTAACAATTTTACCCTTAATTCCGACTACAGCAAACCAACCGTCTGGCGGTAGTACTGTATCTAAAAGGTCAATCGTCGTCATCTATATCTTCCAAAGACGGGGAATCGGAGGGGGAGTGGCCCCCTCTCGATAAGAACCCAATTATTATTTAAACTTCTTAAGTAACTCGTTTATTGCAGATATGTGTTTTGCTTGTGGTTCATGTGCTCCAACAAACCAGTTGTATATTGTCATACGGCTAACATTTAATATTGCCGCTACCCGTGCAACTTCTATACCACTAACAATACACTTTCTGCCCAAGACTACGCCCAAGTTAGACTTTCTTGCTTTCTTGTTTAACTCTACGAGCCTTGAACTATATCCATAACTCATTACTCTGCATCACTCCAAGCGCCAATAACATCTGCCAAACTTTTCTTACCCTCAGGAGCAACCTCAGGTTTTTTAGCAACACGTTTAACTGGCTCAGCAATTTCTTCGTCGGGTTCTGTTTGAACTTGAACCTTTGGTTTAGCTGCTTCCAGTTTAGGGGCAGATTTCTTAACGCCATCACTTTGAGCGACAGTCATTGTAATCGCATTTTTGGCTTCCATAGAATTNCCTGCAGCGGTAGCCACTTCCCATTCTTCTTCGTTAATATGCCGTGTTGGGGAAAACAATAGCTTAGGCGTATCGCTGTTGGTATCAAGGCTAATTTGTGTTACGATTTGATTAATGTTACGCCCATTACCAGCAATATATTTAATGTAGCTTTCAAACGGATGAATGTTGCCCTCGCCCTTACCAAAAATAGATGTGGCCGGAAGGGTTAATTGGTATACATCACCGCTTGTATCGCCTTCTAATAGTACCGCAACCCGACGAGTATATCGGCAAGCACGGCTATTACCTTGACCAGAACCAGCAATATTGTTTGGGCATGAATTACATGTTGCACCTTGTTTATCCTCTACAGATGCATCAGGTACGTTACCATCGCTTGACCAGCATGTGGGTGGTACGATTTCTGCTGGATTGTATGCGCCTGCATAATAAATGCGAGATACGCTTTTAGCTGCATTAACAATGATTACATTTAACTCACGACCTGTAACCTTGCCAACCTCTTCGCCGCCAACAATTTTACGAAATACACCACCACGAATGGAGATGCGCTTATTACCTGATGCTGTATTGCCAGCCAGTGACTTAGTTAAATCATTAAGACCACCACTACGCAAAAAGTCAGGTACATCTTGTTTAAATAAAGCTACGTTACTCATTTACTTCTCCTTGTTAAAATTAACTTCTACGAACTACAACGGTATATTTACTATCCACCAAAGTTCCCGGCGGCATAAGGTCTGGATTTTCCTCTAAGAACTGGCGCATATTGAGTTGATGCAAGCGTTGCTCTAATAGCCCGTATGCTTCGTGCTCTTTTATGAACTTGTACATTGAGTCCCAGTCACTCGTCCAATAGCGTGTAGCTACCTTGCGAATTATGGTTCCAGAGTTAGTGCGTATGCTTGTTGCATTTTGTTCCTTGCATAGCTCTAACATTTCGTTAGCTATCGTATCAAGTTGTTCCTGATACTTTGCTATTTCTTCTTTGTNTTCGGCAGCCTTGCTCTCTTTGGCATCTCGAATCTTTACGTAAATCTTGGCTAATTCCTCAGCCGATACTTTTGTTTCTTCCACAACATGCTCCTGTTTAGAGGGTAGGTTCCTACTATAACACTTTCTTTTACTTTGTCAAGAAGTTTCTTCAATTTCTCGACGATATAAATCAATAATTCTTTCGTGGTTGTCTATGTTATTGCTTAGCATCCTATAAAGCCTTGATTCCACTTCACTTCCTTTTATGTGTACTACAGTCATAGTATTCTTTTGGCCCGGACGATTAATACGGGCGTTGGCTTGTAGGTAAGTTTCTACGCTCATAACAGGAGCATACCAAATCACCGTATTGGCTGCAGTTAGGGTTAACCCGTGGGATGCGGCTTGTGGTTGAATAATAAGTACCTTGACATTTTCAGTAGTTTGGAAGTCATCTACTATATTGCTGCGAGCATTAACTGAAACAGCACCATTAATTATTTGGCAACTAATCTTATTTTTGGTAAGAAATTCTTTAAGTAGTTCAATGGTATGTGTAAAAGGTACAAATACTAGCACCTTATGACTGCTCTCCTCAATCACCTCAAGGATTGCTTGTAATCGGTTGGATACATCAAACTCTATAACTTCTCTAGTATCCGTATATACTGCACCGCCAGATATTTGAAGCAACTTGTTAATATTTGTTGCTGCATTTGCTGAGCTAACCTCTTCACCCGCAGCTTTCATAATCATGTCATCTTTAAATATTTTATAATACTTAAGTTGTTGTGGAGTCAGTGGTGCGTAGCGTTCTGTATACGTTACGTCTGGTAAATCTAAACATTGGTCACGCTCAAAACGAATGGCGGGTTGTAATACGTTATGTACTATTTGTTGCGCATTAGCTCTGGGTATCCAACGATACATGCCTACCTTAATCATTACTTGGTCACGAAATTGACCAAAAAACGGTGGCGTATTTTTAGGATTAATTAGCTTAGCTAAACCAAATGCATCTACTGGGGACTGTGCGGCTGGCGTACCCGTAAGCATCCAAAGACCTTTAATAGATTTAGCCAAGTCTCGTAATACCTTCCAGCGTTCGGTAGTAGGGTTTTTATATGCATTAGCTTCATCAATAACAATAAGGTCAAAGCCACCATTAATAACTTCATCTTTAACAATAGCTAACCCATCAAAATTAATAATAACAAACTCTGCACCGCTATTAATAATATCTGTACGTTTCTTTTTGCTGCCATAGGCTATGTCACACGAACGGTGCATAGCAAACTTAAACAAATCGTTCTGCCACGCCGATTTCATAATAGATAATGGGCATACTACTAGTACTCTACGCACCACACCAAGGGTCATCAAATAGTCCGATGCCCAAATAACAGAAGCAGTTTTCCCTGTACCCATCTCGCTAAAGCAAAATGCTCTGGGTTTATTAGCTAGGAAGCTTGCTGTTATACGCTGGTGGGAAAAAGGTTTATATTGTCCGGGCCAGTTATAGTCTTGCATTTATTTTTTGCGTTCTCTCTTACTAACTTCTGAAACTAAGTTATGTTTTGAATCCCGCTTAAAGGAGCGGTTACCGCTAGCGCTTTCTACTCGTACGCCGTCTTTAATAGTACCGCCCTTGTCTGCCGCCTTAATATGGGCTACATCTTTTCCATCACCCTTACTAACTTTACCTTCTCTTAGAAGTTTGGCACGTGCTTTATTGCGTTCCATACGATTTTTAACCTGTTCGGGCGAGTCCTCATACTTAGCGGCTTGGGTATATTTCCTGTCTGCTTTATTTTTATACGGCATTAATAGCTCCTGTTATGTACACACTCTTTGACTGGGCAAAATTTACATAGCGGCCCTGACACTGGATTCCATACCCCTGATTTTACAGCAGTTTCTAGTCGGTTCAAGTCTGGCATCATGGAATCTAAATAAGCTAAACAGAACGTACGTTCGTGTTTTTTATGTACAAATTCCCCGCTTACTACAAAAATAAGAGCTGACTTAATTTCCATAACCTTTGGAAACTTAAAGAAAATTGCCGAGGCTAAAAGGTCTAGCTGTTTGGTATCTGCAAATCTTGCGTTTTTACTGGTTTTGTAATCAACCAAGTAGGCTTCGTCTTCTTTGACAATAACCAAGTCAGCAATGCCATGCCACCAATAGTCTGGGCTGTTAAATGAGCATGTGCTGTATCTACCATCTTTTCGTGAGATTCCCAACTCCAATTCACAGTATTTATCTCCATCAATTTGTATAAGAGAGTTTAACACGGGGTTCATATAGTCATACTTGGCTGGAACTGGCGTGCCTTTACTAATATAGTCCTCTGCAGATTTATGCACGTCCTTTCCATAATTAGTTGCAGTAGTATCCTCTTGCTTTACGTCCTTAGCAATTTTTAAATGGTAATACTTCTTCGGACATTGCTGAAAAGTTTTAAGACTACTATATGACCATTTCATTATGATACCTTAGGTAAAGCACCGCTAAAGTTATAAGTCCCAGTATGTGTTAAGTTACACCAAGGGGCCGCCCACACTTTAAATCCCGCTTTACGGGCAATCTTACAGAAGTGATAATCTTCAGATAACAAACGATTACTTTCTTCATCAATACTTGTAGTAAAAAACTCATTAATAATTTTTACTGGGCGCTCAGTATCAACCGCATGGTACATATCGTTTGTATAGGTAGGTACTTTACCAATTAAACCTTCAAATACTTTACGCTTAATTAACATAAACCCTGTACCGCCATTATCAATTTCTACTGGCTCTTGAATATTGGTAGTAACTTGTTTGTTATCAACTAAATTAACTACAAACGCCCCAGTATATTTTTCAAGTTCGTGAGGAGGAACACCACGACCAACGGCAGAAGAAACTTCTACCCAATTAATTTCTTTCTTGGGGTAAAGCCCACAGATAATGTCCTTATCAGCGTGTACCATAGGTGGAATGAAATTAGGATTAAACCCAATATCTGCATCAATAAACAGTAGATGCGTGGCTTCGCTCTGTAAAAAATCATACGCTAGACTGTTACGGGCACGAGTAATTAGAGACTCATTCATCATAAAGCTATAGTACATACCAATACGGGCTTGTTGCATTATCCCAATGGCTTGCGCAATAGCCGACGAATACATACCAGTACACATGCCGCCATACATTGGGGTGGATACAAATAGAATATGTTCGGGTTTACCCATTTGTTGCATAGGTGGCTTTTGTACTTGCATTTTATTTTTCTTAAAACTCATTTCAATCTCCAAGGTAGTAGTGGTTTGTATCCGTTTTTCATTAGTTTGTTTCCTTCTGCAAACATTTTAAGTAATCTTTCGGGCGCTCTGTAATTAACTGTAGCCTCTCCTGTGCATCCAAAGGCAGGCAAACTTGTGCTGGCAGCTTTATAGAAGGGCCTATCCGCACCCCACTTACCGTAAAAACTATGCGCCACAGTAACCAAGAATTCACGCCGAAAGCAATAACAATTAGTATCAACAAAATTGATAGAATGGTCATAAAACGTCGGGTAGCGACCGAGTGATTCGCAATCATCGTCACAAACATATTGTCCTGATTCATCACATATTCTCCTTAAACTATAAGCCCACATTAAGTCTTTACTTTTAATCTTGTTAATCATTGTTTCTACATGGTTAGGCTCAAACCAATTATCTTCATCTAAAAACAGAATATAGTCGGCATTAACCATTAGCGGCATAGCTGCATAAACTCGGTGCCCATACCAGCCATTACCCCCTATGTTTTCTGGTAAAGGAATAAACTGTAACGGGTTATCGTAGTTGGGGCTGATTTTATTTAAAAGCATATTGGCAAAGCGGGTGTATATATCCCCATTTCCGT